GGCAGATCAGTACCACGGCTCGCGCCCCCATCAACGCCGGGCGGCAGCGCCAGAAGGGTGTTGTGACGGACCTGGATGCGTCGGGCGGGTTCAACAACGACCTGACCCAGACCAACTTCCAGCGCCTCCTTCAGGGCTTCTTCTTCGCCGACTTCCGCGAGAAGGCGGACACGAACCCCTTCAACGGGACGGCTGTCACGATCACGAACGTGGACGGCACCGCTGAGAACTACGAGGCCGCAAGCGGTCTTGACGTGTTCGACGAAGGTGATTTGATCTTCGCCTCGGGCTTTACGAACTCGGCCAACAATGGCCTGAAGACCACAATCGGTGCTGGTGGCACGACGGCTACGTCCGTGGCAGTCAACGAGGACATCGTGGATGAGTCTTCGCCGCCCGCAGCCGCTCGGCTGGTTAAGGTCGGTTTCGAGTTTGGTGACGGTCTCGTTGAGGTCGATACCAGCGGCGACCTTCCGGTGCTGGACTTCCAGACTGGCGCCGATCCGGACAACCTCGGTGTTATCCCGGGTGAGTGGATTTACATCGGCGGTGACACGTCGGCGACCCAGTTCTCGACGGCGGCCAACAACGGTTATGCTCGCGTCTTCTCGGTGACGGGCGGTGACGCCGGCTCGATCACCCTGGACAAGACGCAGACTGACATGGTCACGGAGACCGGGACCACGGGCATCAGTCTGCAAATCTTCACCGGCCGCGTCATCAAGAACGAAGCCGAACCGTCGAATCAGGTGCGTCGCAGTTTCCAGTTCGAACGCACGCTGGGCTCGCCGGACGATGCCAACACGGACCTTCAGGCCGAGTACCTGATCGGGTCCATCGCCAACGAGTTCACGTTGAACTTCGCGACGGCGGACAAGATCACCGCGGACCTGAGCTTCGTCGCCATCGACAACGAGCAGCGCACGCAGAGCCAGGGGCCGAAGAGCGGCAACCGGCCGCAGATCAGCTCGGGCGACGCCTACAACACGTCGAACGACTTCTCGCGGCTGAAGCTGAGCCTGCTCGACCGTACGACCTCGAACCCGAGCAAGCTCTTCGCGTTCGTCACCGAGTTCTCCGTGCCGATCAATAACAACGTCAGCCCGAACAAGGCCATCTCGGTTCTGGGCGCGTTCGACGTGACGGCCGGTGACTTCACCGTGGATGGCAGTGCCACTGCCTACTTCTCCACGGTCGAGGCGGTCCAGGCGGTGCGCAACAACTCGGACGTGACGCTCGACTTCATCCTAGGCAAGAACAACGTCGGCCTCGCGGTTGACGTGCCGCTCATCGCGCTCGGTGACGGCCGTCTCAACGTCGAGAAGGACGCTCCGATCACTCTGCCGCTTGAGCTGGGTGCCGCCGCGGACGGCGTGTTTAATCACACCCTCCTGGCGGTGTTCTTCGACTACCTGCCGGACGCGGCGATGCCGTCGGCATAATCCTGGGGGCGGGTCTGACCGGGCCCGCCCCTCCATCCTTGTAAGGAGACGAGACGATGACGACCCCCAAGCAGAACCAGAACGAGTCGACCGAGACCGAGAAGAAGACCTCGATCTACGACCTGTTCGGCATGGACGACAACATGGAGAAGAAGGGCATCTGGATCGACTACGGCCCGGCCGGCTCGTTCCTGATCGCTCGCGCTGGCGGCTCGAACCAGAAGTTCGCCAATATCCTTCAGGCCAAGACCCGGCCGTACAAGTTCCAGATCGACAACGAGCTGATCGACCAGCAGACCGGCCAGCGGCTCATGTACGAGGCGTTCGCCGAGGCCGTCGTGCTGGATTGGGAGGGCGTCTGTGACCGGGATGGCAACCCGATCCCCTTCTCCCAGAAGAACTGCGTCAAGCTGTTCGAGGACCTGCCCGACCTGTTCCACGACCTGCGTGAGCAGGCTTCCAAGCTCGCCAACTTTCGGCAGCAGAGCTTGGAGGAGGCGGCAAAAAACTCGTAGAGGTCCTGCTCTACCAACTAGAGCAAGGACCCGTCGAGCAGCAGATCATCCAGCAGTGTCGGCGTATGAAGGCGCCGATACCTGACCGGATCAAGAATAAGCCCTATGTCAAGTACGGGCACGAGTTCTGGTGGCAGGCGTACATGGACCTGTCGACCGAGCGCATCAACGGCATGGGTGAGGGAGCGATTCCCTGGTCCGCCGTGATGCGCTACGGTATGCACTACGGCTGCAACTTCTTCGACCTCGAAGACCTCTGGGAGATCGTCAAGCACATGGACGTGGCGTATCTCAAGCATCGAGAGAAGAAGATGAAGTCGAAGCAACCGTCCTCGTCGAAGGGCAAAGGCATAGGGAAGAGCGGCAATGGCTAGGGACTTCCGAGAGCTGCCGGGCGTCATGACGACGGTGAGCCGGCGTATCGAGTCGAACACCCAGAACTTGGTGAAGCGCGTCGCCATCGAGGTCGGTGACGTGCTCGTCGAGAACACCCGGGTTGACACCGGTCTGGCACGCTCGAACTGGCAAGGCACCTTGGATGTCCCTGCGGCCGGAACGATCCCGCCGTATGCCCCCGGTCGCAGGCTCGGCTTGGCGGAGACAGCGAACGCAAACGCGGCTAAGTCTCAGTTGCGGGCGACCACGGCCCGGTTCGACCTTGACCGCAACCGGACGATCTTCATCACGAACAACGTCCCCTACATCGGCTTGCTCAACGACGGCAGTGTAGCGGAGACGCCTCAAAACTTCGTCGAGAAGGCTGTGCAGCGTGGACGGGACGTGGTAAAAAGGCAGCAGAGCTTGACACAACGACGCCGAAGGTAGGGCCCCGTGGCAACCGAACGCTTCATCATCGGAGTCGAGGCCCGAGGCACGCGTCGCGTCAAGCGAGACATCGACGCTATCGGCAAGTCGGCTCGTACCACGCAGCGCACGCTAGCGTTTCTGCGCTCGGCTCTCGTTGTCGTGGCGTCCGCTCGTGTCCTGCAAAACCTGAGCCAGTTCGTCGACGCCTTCACGAACATCCAGAACCGCATCCGGCTGGTGACGGACTCGACGCGTCAACTCAACGCCGTCACGCGAAGGCTGTTTACGCTGTCACAGGAGACACGTACGTCCTTCGCCACGAACGCTGAGCTGTTCCAGCGGCTCGCCCGAAGCACGCAGGGGCTCAACCTAACCTTCGGCGATCTGTTCGACTTGACGGACACGATCACGAAGGCCCTGGCCCTGTCCGGCGCCACGGCGCAGGAGGCGAGCAACGGCCTCGTCCAGTTCGCACAGGGTCTTGCCTCGGGCACGCTCCGCGGCGACGAGCTGCGCTCCGTGGTCGAGCAGCTCCCGGCTCTCGCCGACGCCATCGGTGAGGAGTTCGGCGTGGCCGGCGGCCAGCTTATCGCCTTCGCCAAGGCGAACGAGGGTATCCTGACGACCGAGCGTGTTCTGCGTGGCATCGAGAAGGCCAGCGGCGACATCGACGCGGCGTTCCAGGACACCGAGATCACGGTCGGGCAGGCGCTCACCCGTGTCCAGAACGCCCTTCAGTTCTTCTTGGGCGGTCTGTCGAACGCGACCGGCGCGAGCCGTGCGCTCGCACAGGGCCTTACCTTCGTAGCCGAGAACATCGACCGCATCGCCCTGGCTCTTGTAGCACTGGGCGGTCTTCTGGTGTTCAACCTAATCACGGCTCAGGTGATCGCGCTCATCGCCCGTCTACGGGCCCTGCTAACCCTCATCGTCCGCGGCATTGGCATTGCGGCCGTCGCTGCGATCAAGGGCCTCACAGGCGCTCTGCGGGCTACGGCGGGCATCCTGGCGACGATCCGCACGCTCATCCTGACGAACCCGCTGTTCCTGCTCGGGGCCGGTGTGATCGCAGGCGTCGTCGGCGCCTTCTTCCTCCTGGCAAGTGCCATCAGCAGCGTCGAAGACGTGCTTGCGCGCCTAGGGCAGCTTGTGGACCGGATCGTGGCCGCTTTCCTGGCCGGCTTGGAGACCATCGTACTCCGATGGCGCGATCTGCCGGCGGCATTCCTGGACCTAGGCACGCAAGCGGCAAATGCACTGATCGGTCAGATCGAACGAGCTGTCGGCGGGGCTGTCAGCGTCCTCAACGTCCTGCCCGGTATCGACCTGGACCCGCCGGAGTTCGGCCGGATCGAGAATGCAGCCGAAGGAGCCGCCGCGAGCATCGGAGCGACCTTCGATGAGGTCTTCGAGCGGATCGAAGAAGGCGGCGGCGGTATCGCCGAGCTTCAGCGTCGGTTCGAGCAGATTCAGAGCTTCGTCGAGCGGTTCACGGCCCGTGGTGCCGGCCTGTCACCTGACGAGCTTGCCCAGCTCAACGCTGCGCTCCCGACTCAGCAGATCGGCGCGGCCGGCGAGGGTAACATCGGCCAAGGCGACGGTCTGAGCAAGAGCGACGTGGACTCGTTGCGGTCTTCGGTCGAGAGCCTTGTCAGCTCGGTGAGCCCGCTTCAGGACGCGATCTTCCAGGTGGCCGATGCGACCGAGACCTTGAACGCTGCCCAGGAGGCCGGGATCGACATCGGGCTTCGGCGTGAAGAGGTGCTTCGCCGGCTGCGTCGCGAGATCGTCGGTGTTGGCAACGACACGACCGACTACAAGGAGCAGCTCAAGCTCCTCAACGAGGCGCTTCAGGATGGCGTCATCAACCAGCAGGAGTTCACTCGGGCGGCTCGGGACCTGCGCATCTCGTTCTTGGACGATCAGACCTCGCTCGCGGCCGGTTTCGAGCGGACGTTCCTCAAGCTCACCCGGGACGCGGCCGACGGTGCCTCGTTCATCGAGGAGAGCATCGGCAGCGCCTTCCGCGGAGTTGAGGACGCCATCGTGCAGTTCGCCGAGACCGGTAAGCTCGCCATCGACGACTTCGCTCAGCAGGTCCAGGCGGACCTCCTGCGGCTCGCGACGCGCGGCGTGCTGAAGACCGTCGTCGGCGGCCTGGGCAATCTCCTGTTCGGCGCCCTTGGCGGTGGAGGAGGCGGATTTCTCGGCGCCCTTGGCGGTACGTTTACAGGCGGGGCCGGCGGCGGATTGGGTCAGCCCCTACCGGGCTTCCAGAACGGCGGTACCTTCCCGGTCAACCGCCAGAACTCCGTCGGTGAGGTTCCTGGCGTGGACAACCGCGTCGTGGCCTTTCGCGCGAACGACAGTGAAGAGGTCCAAGTCCGCAAGAAGGGTGAAGGTGAGAAGGGCGCCCGGAGTGCTCCTGTGGTTAACCAGACCTTCAACATCCAGACGAGTGACGCTGAGAGTTTCCAGCGTTCGCAAGGCCAGATTCTCTCCAAGGCCGGCGCCGCGATCTCTCGCGCTACACGGAGAAATGGCTGATGGCATTCCATGACGTACGGCTGCCCGAACAGATCGAGCGCGGAAGCACAGGCGGGCCACGGTTCAAGACAACCGTGGTAACGCTTGCATCCGGGCACGAGTTCCGCAACGGAGACTGGGAGCGAACGCGCGGCAAGTGGGATGCGGGTTATGGTATCCAGAACACCGAAGACCTGTTCGAGGTGGTCAACTTCTTCTATGCCCGCGAGGGTCGTTTGAACGGCTTCCGATTCAAGGACTGGACCGACTTCAAGCTGGACAACAACATCGCGACCGGCGACGACGCCACGAACGTGTTCCAACTCCTTAAGCTCTACAACTCGGGCAGCTTCCAGTACCAGCGCCGGATCACGCGGCCGGTCTCGGGGACCATCGTGGCGAGTGCGATGGCGAATCTCGTCGGCACCACGACCTATCAGTGGACGCTCAGCGGCTCTGGCACGGGTGAATACTACCTGGAAGCGCAGGGCGGCGGGCAGCCGCCTCTATCGAACAAGCCGCCCCAGGTCGACATCGACGGATCGGCTGCATCCGAGGGTTCTGTCGGCACTCTAGCGCAAGGCGAGTGGGACTGGGCGGATAACGACAGCCTTAGTTTCAGCACGATCTACGTCCGGCTGTCGGGTGACATTGACCCGGATTCGGCTTCGTCCGGCTTCGTGGAAGCTGTCTATCCTGACAGCGATGTGACCAAAGACGATTCGACGGGGCAGCTCACGTTCGGCACGGCGCCGGCCCAGGATGCCGTCGTGACGGCTTTGTGCGAGTTCGACGTACCTGTACGCTTCGACACGGACGAGTTGGACATCCAGGCCGAGGCGTACCTTGGCGGTGACGGAGCTTCAGGCGTGATCCCTGACATCCCGTTGGTGGAGATTCGCGAATGACCAAGACCATCTCCGGGCCGCTGAAGACCCACATCGCAGGTCCGGTTACGCGGCTAGCGACCCTGTGGCGCGTTGAGCGCAAGGACGGCCAGAGCTTTGGATTCACGGATCATGATGTAGACATCGTGTTCGATGATGGGAATGGCTTGCTCACTTACGAGGCCGAAACGGGCTACTCTCGTACGGCGATCAGTCTGAGCATTGGTCTAGGTGTTGACAATATTGATCTTCGTGGGTTCCTGAGCAGCGATTCGATCACAGAACAAGAACTCAGAGCTGGGGTGTGGGACAACGCACAAGTCTTCATCTCGCAGGTGAATCACCAAGACCTTTCGCAGGGTCAACTTAAACTACTGCGTGGAACGCTAGGTGAAGTCTCTATCGGCGACGAGAGTTTCAATGTCGAGCTTCGCAGTCTGTCTCAGCCTTGGCAGCAGACGATTACGCGGGTCTATACTCCTAACTGTACCGCAGACCTGGGCGATGCGCGTTGCAAGGTCGATCTCAGCGCTTTCCGTCAGACGGGAACCGTCGCAAGCGTAGTGGATGCGCGTACGATCACGACCACTGGAATTTCAGGAGCAGATGACTTCCACAACTACGGCCTGCTTACCTTCACGTCTGGGCCGAACGAGGGCAGCTCGTTGGAGATCAACAACTGGATGCTCTCAACCGAGACCTTGCGGACATGGCTGGGGTTCCCATTTGAACCCCAAGTTGGCGATACCATCGAGGTGATCCCAGGTTGCAACAAGACAACCGATCATTGCATCAACAAGTTCGACAACATCGAAAACTACCGGGGCTTCCCCACGGTTCCAAACCAGCGTAAGGTGCAGCGGATCAACACTCCGAGCGACTAGGAGGCTGCTGTGCATAAAGCTCAGGATGTCGTCGACAAAGCCCGAGGGTGGATCGGGACGCCTTATCGAACCCAAGGTCGAACTAAGGGCGTTGAGACCGATTGTGTCGGCATGCTCATCGGCGTTGGCTTCGACCTTGGGTTTGACACAGCGCACGAGCCCAAAGACTATGGCCTAGTCCCCAACCCCAAGAAGCTGATCGCACGCATTCGCGAGTTCTGCGAGTTCAAGAGCTTCCGCGTAGAGGACGCTCGCCCGGGGGACATCCTTCTGATAACGTGGCGGGAGCAGCCCGGCGGCCTTCCCCACCACACGGCGGTTCGAGCGGAATGGAACGGGCGTCCGACGATGATCCACGCCCACTCTATCGCTGGCAAGTGCGTTGAGCACGGCCTCACTCCCGACTGGGCGAAGCGAGTTCGCTCTGTCTGGCGAGTACGAAACCAGGAGGACTGATCTAGATGGCTACTCTCGCAGTCGCAGCGGCCGGCGCTGCTCTCGGTGCAGCAGCCGGAGCCGCCATCGGCGGTACGGTTCTGGGTGTCTCTGCCGTTCTGTTTGGTGCTCAGCTAGGTTTCGTTCTCGGCTCTCTCGCTGGCAACCTTCTCTTCGCCCCTGAGCCGCCAGATCAGAAAGGACCCAGGCTCAACGATGTGAACGTGTCAACGAGCACGTACGGGAGAGTCATACCCATCCCGTACGGCTCTTGCACGGTCGGTGCGAACATGATCTGGCTGGGCCAAATCATCGAACGCAAGAACGAGCGTGAGGTCGGCGGTAAAGGTCTCGGGGGCGGCGGTGCTACCCAGACCACGTTTGAGTATTTCGGCAACTTCGCCGCGGCGTTGTGTGAAGGACCGATCCAGGCGATTCGTAGAATCTGGGCTGACAACCGTCTTGTGATTGACCTGTCGCCGAATAACGATGGTCAGTCCTACAAGTACGACGCCGGGAACTACACGATATATCTGGGAACGGAAGACCAGCAGCCGGATTCTCTGATCGAGGCGGACCTTGGCGCAGGAAATGTGCCTGCTTACCGAGGGACCGCCTACATCGTTTTCAACGAGTTGCCTCTGAAAGACTTCGGCAATCGTATCCCAAACATTGAGGCCGAGATCGTCAGTGTAGCGAACCCAGAGTGGAGTTCTACTACAGGAATCGGCGCTCTCTCTGGCCTTAATTTCACTAAGGCTGGTTTGTTGATGGATAGACAAGACCCGATTCTTTGGGCTTGCAATGGTGCGGGTCGCTTTCAGAAGATCGAGAGATTTGGGAACAACCTTATCCAGCAGAAAGATTTTGTGGACATCGTCCCCGTTAGAGAAGAGTTTCAATTTGATGGGTCTGGTGTTTACCTAACCACTAATAATGATGGGGAACTTGAAGTCCGTTTTGACGGTTCCTTGGATGGAGTCGAATTTGATGACTGGGTAAATGGCAACACTGTCCCTATCGTAGATTCCTTTTTTGATCTGATTTACCTATGGGGTCGCAGTGATGCTGATGCTACGGACACTTGGCTACTTGAGTTCGACAAGGATTTCAACTTCACGGGTTTTGGCTGGAAGACCGGCAAGCAAAAAATCTTGGATAACGCTGTAGGGCACGTCGTATATAACGAGGCCAACCTGAAGCGTCTCATAGTCGTAGCTTTTCAAGCTCCCGCCACAACTACCGGCGCTTCTGGCACTGGAGATGCTTGTTACATCTTTAACGCTGGTTTGAATTTGAATGGACCGGACCATGATGTTGAAGCATCAGTAGGACCTTTCATTTCTCTTATTGATCCAGAAGGTGAATACGGCTTTAACTATGGGATTGCTCTCATCAGCGCTCCTATGGGTCTGCTAGCCCCCGGTGGAACTGCTTCCAGGGTCGTATTTAACGTATGTTTTGATACAGATGGAGAAAAAATTTGGGTGCTCACTAGTCAAGAAGACAATAATAAGAGTGGCCCTACTATAGCTGAATTCGATACGGCTACCGAAACTTGGTCGTTTATCGCACTAGATGGAAATCCGAACGCATTCAGCGGATATTCTTTCGTACTCGACATTATGGATGTTGAGACATCTGCTGGCGATAGAGCTGGTATCACTTATGATACTCGAACAGGGCACATAATTCTCATTGGACGCAACCTGAAGTCGGACACCGATTACTTTAGACTCGATCCTAACGGATGGACGGTTGAAGCATCAGCCGACCGTTTCACAGGGGATCGTCCAGAAGGAGACAGATCTAAAGGTGAATCCAACTCATATCCTCAAGTTCCAGGTTCTTTCTGGGTTACAGCTCAGGCAGCCAGTGGAAGCAGTGTTAATGCGACGGTCTTGATAGAGACAACTGCTTTCGAGGTTCTGGAAAAGCGAGTTCACACGTCTCAAGTGACTGACGGAAGCTCTGCCTTTGATAGGCAATACCTCGCCGTCGTTGATCGCAGGACGACTAGCCTCTGGGGCTGGGAGTCAGGTGGTTTCGTAACCCGAGCTAGGTTCTTCGATGACGACGCTGGCACGAGCGTCGCTGACATCATTCGAGACGTGGCAACGCGGATCAACCAGACCGCGTCAGACATCGACGTGAGCGAAGTCACGGGAGACACCGTCGCCGGCTACGTCATCTCGTCTGAGAGCACAGCTCGTGGTGCTGTAGAGCCTTTGAAGCTCGTTGCTGCCATGGACGCCGTCGAAAGCGACTGGGTCATTAAGTTCCAGAAGATTGATCGCAGCTCCGTGGCAACGGTTGCCTGGGATGATCTTGGCGCTGAGGTTGGGAGCGAGTCGGCTGACCTACGACTCCTTGAGCCGCGTACGCAGGAAAAGGACCTTCCCATCGAGGTGAGCGTCACCGGCATGCTTCAGAGCAGGGAGTATCTGCCGAGCACACAGACCGCCCGGCGTTGGCAGGCTCAGAATGCCGCGGACAGCGAAGGTAAAAACGCCATCCAAATCCCGGTCATCTTCAACTCGGACATCGAGATCAAACGGATCGCGGATAGGGTGTTGTTCGCCCAGTGGTCTCGTCGGCAGAACCAAGAGTTCCAGACCGGGGCGAAGTTCCTGGACATCGACCCGATGGACGTTGTGACCATAGAGAAGCGCGGCAGTGGGGTTGCGGCAGACATCCCTTCGCAGATCACGCAGATGGAGATCGCACCCGGCGGCGCCATCTCGTTTACGGGTCGGACGGCGGAGCCTTTCCTGTTTACCGAGGCCGCTGTCGAGCCGAGCGTTTCCGTCCCGACCGACGAGCTGTCCGGTGTCGGAATCCTAGTCGATTCGCCGACGCTGGGCTTCTTCTGGGATGCTCCGCCGATCACGTCCATCAACACCTCTGGATCGCCTGTGTGGGCCGCTGCGCCTCTCCTGGGACAGTCTAACTACAACTGGTTCGGAGCTAGCCTCAAGCGCTCCTCTGACGGTGCCATCGGAAGCTACCAGAACGTGGCGAACACGGATGTTGAGCTTCCGGCTTTCAAACTTCTAGAGAGTTTCCCGGCGGCCGACGTGATCGAAGATAGCTGGAACGCCTTCAACCCTGATCTGAGCATACAGGTTGAGATGGTGGCAGGTGACACCGATCCTACAAGTGCACCTCGTCTGGATGTGCTCAACGGTGCGAACATCGCTGTCATCGGCACCGAGGTGATTCAGTTCATTGACGTGGTGAACAACGGCGACGGTGTCTTCACGCTTTCCAACATCCTACGTGGCCGATTCGGAACCGAGACCGAAATGGTGGAGAGGTTGAAGGGCACGAAAGGGTTCCTGGTGAGCGATGCTCCCGATGCTTTCGTAGCGTTCGGCTCTGAGGCATCGAGAGGCCAGACGAACTTCTACAAGAGCGTGACCTTTGGTCTATTCGAGGACAATGTCCCAGCTACCACTTTCAGCCATGCGGCTCGTGGGTTGAAGCCGCTGTCGCCGACGAGTCTAGCCTCTACCGTCGATGGCAGCGGAAACAAGACGATCACGTGGATCAGAAGGACCCGGTTCAACGGGGATTGGCTTGACAATACCGGGCGCGTCCCCTTGAACGAAGCTTTTCTTGAGTATGAAGTCGACATCTTCAGGGCTAAGAAGATAGTGCGAAAGTTCGAGAGTATAACCAGCGAGTCTATCCTATATGACAAGACATCTTATGATGCTGACTTCCCGGCAAATGACGAATTTAGCAACGCGGATATGCCTGTATTCGAGAACTTCGGATTTGAGAAAGGAAATCTATCTGGTTGGTCTGATCCCAGCGATGACTATAAAATCGCTGCTGGTTCTGGTACGCTTTCCTCTTTTGAAGGAGTGTACCTCGTAGAAAATGATACCGGATCAAGCAGCTCTTTCTCTGACCTTACTATAGAGATAGACGCCACTGAGCTATCTGTGGCTGGAAATGCTGCGGTTGAGACTAGGGCTCATGTTG